TGGAGCACCCCACGATCCTGCTCAAGCACAAGCAGAAGCCCGCCACGCTGGCCAAGCAACTTCTTGACCGGGCGGCGTCAATGCACCTGGAGGGCTTCTGATGGACCCGCTGCCCGAATACATGAACGCCTTGCCGCTGCGCCGCCCAGCCATCAAAGCCCTTGCCGCTTTCATCACTGCGCGGGAGAAGCATCGCAAGGCCAAGGAGCGCGGCCACTGGACGGGCCTTGGCAAGCCCGACCCTATCATCGTGCGCTACCGCTTCTGCAACGTGCGGCGCAACGACGACCGTGTCAGCCGCTATGTGATGCAGGAGTTCCTGCCGCACTTCTCCAGCAATGAATGGTTCGCCGCCACGGTAGCGAGGCTGTTCAACAACGAGGATACGCTGGAGGACATTGTGAAGTTCACCGTGCCGTTCAAGGCGCAGCAGATGCGGCTGGCGCTCCACGCCCGTAAGACGCAAGGCTGCAAGAACTTCAATGCTGCCTACATCGTGTCCACCAATGGCCGGGCCATGGACAAGATCGACTATGTTATTGATCTGGTGCTGACGCCCCTGTGGGAGAAGCGGTCCGCCCTCAATGCTGCGCTGCGCGGAGCCACGCTGGAGCAGGCCCATGACCTGCTGATGCGCCAGCAAGGGCTTGGCAGCTTCATGGCGGCGCAAGTGCTGGCCGACCTCAAGTACGTGGAGCCTGAGCGGTGGAGTGACTTCCACACCTTCGCCGCCAGCGGGCCGGGCAGCAAGCGCGGGCTGAACCGAGTGGTCGGCCGCGACAAGGAAAAGCCAATGCGCGAAGACGTGTTCCGTGCTACGCTGGCCGAGCTGCGCATTGGCGTCCAGATGGTCTTGAATTGGGACGAGCCCCTGACGGCTCAGGACCTGCAAAACTGTCTGTGCGAATATGACAAGTATGAGCGTGCCCGAACGGGCGAAGGCACGCCGAAGCAGATTTACAAGCCCCTCAAGTAAGGAGAGACAGCATGACGAAGCCGTATGTTCTTCACGCCACTGGCGTTAATCAGGCCCTTAGCATGGGGCTGGCGCACCTTGCCCGGCATGGGGAGGCCCACACGTCCCGAAATGGTGACGTGCTCCGTGCTCCGGGGCCGGTCATCACCTTTACCGAGAACCCGATGGAGCGCGTGCTCTTCTCCAGCAAGCGCGACGCCAACCCGTTCTTCCACCTGTTCGAATCGCTCTGGATGCTGGCCGGTCGCAACGATCTGCCGTGGGTGGCGCAGTTCAACTCGCAGATGGCGGCGTACAGCGACGATGGCGGCCAAACGCAGCCCGCCGCCTATGGCTACCGCTGGCGGAAGTATTTCGGCTACGACCAGCTCGAGGCTGTCATCGCTGAGCTGACGCTGCGCCCGAACAGCCGCCGCGCCGTGCTGACGATGTGGAACGGCGGCGGCGAAGGTGATAACTCCATCCTCGTGGGCGTCGGCGACCTCGCGGCCACGCTGAACGAAAGCAAGGACGTGCCGTGCAACACGAACTGCTTCTTCACGATCCGGGACGGCGAGTATCTGGACATGTCGGTCCAGTGCCGGAGCAACGACGCCATCTGGGGCGCGCATGGGGCCAACGCCGTTCACTTCTCCGTGCTGCTGGAATATATGGCGGCCCGGCTGGATCTGATCCCGGGCGTCATGTACCAATACAGCTTCGACTATCATCTCTACAAGGGCGTGCTCAAGCATCCCATTGACGATGTCGTCGAATCGTGCGACCACGAGAATATGTATCTGGCCGCGAAGCTGCCGACGACGCCGCTGTTTGACAGTGAAACGGTTGGCGGCAAGTTCGAGCGCGAGCTGCACTGGTTCTGCGAGGCGGCGGCACCGAACCCGCCGGAGGGCATCCCCGGCTTCCACGAGCCGCTGTTCAGGCAGATCGCGATGCCGATGCTGCTCGCGTGGCGGGCGCACAAGGCCAAGGACTATGCGACGGCGACCAAGCATCTGCTGACCATGCCGCACTGCGACTGGCAGCACGCTTCGCTCATGTGGGTCCAGCGTCGGCAGGCCCGCCACGAGGAGAAGGCCAATGGCTAACGCCTTTCACGATCTGGACTTCATGTGGAACGGCGGGGAGACCCGCCGTTACCACGGCTTCCGCATGTTGATGGAAGATACGGTCGGCCACCATTCGTACAACGTCGCCTGCATCGTCATGCGGCTGCGCCCGCAAGCCCCGGCCAAGCTGCTCCGGGCAGCGCTCAAGCACGACATGGCGGAGCATCTGGTGGGTGACATGCCCGCGCCCACGAAGCGGGCGCTGCCGGACTACGAAAGTCCGTACCCCAAGGACTGCATGACGTTCCGGGAGGCCTTTGGCAAGTACGAGGCCAGCAAGGCGGCGGAGTACGGCGTTGATCTTGACGACGACCTGCCGCCCGAAGATGCTTGGGTGCTCAAGCTGGCCGACAGCCTTGATGGTATGCGGTTCAGCATCAACGAGCGCCAGCTCGGCAACAATACGCGGCGGCTTCACGATTGTTTCCAGGCATTCAGCAGCTACGTGATGACGCTGCTCTTCGGCACTAGCCAGCTCACGCCGATGGAAATTCGCACAGCCCCGCTCACGGAACATGCGCAGCCCGATGATCGGTGGCTTTATCTTGAGCTGCGCAGCAGATGGTATGAGGCAACGAAATGACAGCGAACGATCGGCAGGTGGGCGGCGACCACTACCAGAAGAAAGAGTACCAGCATTGGGATTGGGTCTGTGACATCAATCTTCACTATCTGCTGGGATGCGCTACGAAATACGTCGCCCGGTGGCGCGACAAGAACGGCGTGCAGGATCTGGAGAAGGCGGTTCACTATTTGGAGAAGGCGATGGAGCGCCATATCCCAGATCGTCACGGCCACGAGAACTCGCCGCGCTACCACAACTTCTACAGTCAGCTCCCAGATAAAGAGGCGGAGATTGTACGCCTGATTATCATGGGAGCCTACGGCAGCGCAGTGACGCGCATTCTGGATATTATTGCGGCGGAGGCTGACGCCCAAAGAAGCCCCACGCCAGCGCCGCAATCATAGCGAGCCACGGCCCAAAGTCCTTGAGGAAGTGGAGCCCCTTATACGCGCCGATCTGCTCAGCATCGCGCTGCTCCACTTTCTCAAGGCGGGCTTCCAGCCGGGCCAGCGTGGTCTGGCGCTCCTTCATAACTGCGAGCTCCACCTTTAATTCAGTGAACTCGGCCCGCATAGCGCCAATCTCGGTGGTCAGCCCGACAAACGCCTTCGTCATTTCTGCCATTGCCGCCATTTCGGCGGCGCGGCCCCCATCTTCGCTCATCGTGACCACGTTCCTATTCTCTTACTTGGGGCAGGCTTCGCGGGCTGTGACATACTCGTCCAACCGCTGAATCCGCATGGAGCGCCCGGCCAGCAGAAGCCGGGTCTGCTCGTAGATGTCCAGCGCCGCCTGTAGGGCCGCGTTGGAGTCCGGGTAAGCGGGCTCCGCGCCGAGGCCGTTGAGCGCCTTGCACGGTACAACGACCGGCACCTTGGTTTCAACGGTCTGCACAGCCACGCTAGGGCCGTCGATGGTCGGCTTTGGCGAACAGCCCGCTACCAGCGCAGCGGCTAGGGCTATACCGAGCCCCTCGATCCGTATTTTGGTCATTTTGCAAACTCCCGCACGAGGGCAAAGGCCCCGGCGCACTTGTCCTCCGGGGCGGTGCGCTTCATCAACGCGGCAACGGCGGCAGAAGTTGCGGCGCGGCCAGCCTCCAGCCGCCCGAAGCTGGCCGCGAACTGCGAGTCGCTCTCGGCGGTAGCTTTGGCGAGCGCGTCGATCGCATCGTTCTGCACGCTGATGCTCTTGGTGAGCGTGGCGACATTGGCGTCAGCCACTCCGACCCGGTGGGCCAGCTTTTCAATGCGCTTGTCCTTCTCGGCGGACTGCGCCTTGAAGAAGCTGGCGTCGCTGGCCTTGCCAAGTGCGACGACCGTCATGGCGGTAAGCGCCACGGTCAGGATGATCACCGCAGGGTTCTTTACAAACCACCCGGCGATCTTGGCGAAGAACAAACTCACTTGCTTTCTCCTTCCGTAAGGGTTTTCATGGCTTCGGCGGCGGCGGGCGCGGCCTGCGAGTCAGTTACCTTCAACTTGTTACCGAAGACTTCCATCTCCAAGTCACGCTTGTAGAGCAGCGCGCCGAAGCCGGTAAGAACGATGGCCACAATGAGCAGAGCGCCCATGCCCATCGTGAGCAGGCCGCTGATGCTGCCCCGCTTTGCGAGATGCCACATCGCGAAGGCAGCGAAGGCGGTCATGGCCATGCCGCCGCCGGTCTGGACAGCGAAGGCCAAGAGCTTCAACCGATTCGTGAAGTCAAGCTCCGTCCAGCCCATCGCCCGAAAGGGGAAGGTGCAGGCGCGGCCAACCGCGTGCCAGACACGGCCGAGCATTAGACGCCCCAGAGCTCAAAGTGCGGGCTGTCGGTTTCGCCGCGTTCGCGCGGATTGCCGTCACGATCCCAGTCAGCGCCCCAACGGATGGGCGTGTTGAGCTTGGCGGCGCTGGCGAACATGGCGCGGCTGATCAGGTCGAACTTGGGAAAGCGCACCGGGCCTTCCCAGTCCACCGGAAACGGGCAGAGGTCTACCGCATGGCTAAAGCCGTCGGCCTGAATGCGGTGCTTGCTTTCCAGCGTCCACGTCACCTTCGGCCCCGGCGCGGTGCGGCCCTTGGCGTAGAGCTGCTTCTGCCGCTCCAGCGTGCGAACACTGTCAGGCAAGACCATCATGTCCGTCGTGGCCACGCCAGCGGCGTCCCATTCGTTTAGAATGGCAAGCGCACCGTGAACGACGGCGATCAGCTTGGGATGCAGCCCCTTCATTCGTTCAAGGCTGGTCTTACCGAATGCGTAAGTCATTTGAATTCTCCTTACTGCTGAATGGGATCAGCGCGCAGAAGAGCCCGCGTGCTGCCCGGCGGAGGCCGGTCGGTGCCAGCCGCCGAACCGCTGAGGCGGCCCGTCATGCTGGAAGTGATCGTACGAACAAGACTACCAGCCCGGTCGCGGGCCATGCCGCGTTCCACCAGATGGTCAATGGCCGCCCGCACGCGCACCGGGTCGTTGCTGATGGCGTCGCGGGTAAGGCGCTCCGCATCCACGTTCTTGATGCCCGCACCCCGAAGCCACTGCGAAACGGCGCGCACGGTGCCGAAGCGCCCCTGCATCGCAGTCTCGGCAAGGTTGAGGCCGTCCACGGCTGCGCTATCCTCAGCAACCGAGGCCGTCTTGCTACCCATCCGTGGGTCAATGAACCGCGTGTTCTCCACGCGGCTGAGCTCGCCTTGCATACCACGCCGCAGCCGGTCAGCGCCTTCTTCACCGAGCAGGGCTTGGCTGCGCTGGTTCTGGCTGCTGGAGCGCGCCACCTTGCGGGCGACGCCCATTGCCTGCGCCGAGCCTTCGCCAGCGGCGTCGGCAATTTCGTCGCGGGCACGAACGCGCATGGCGGAGCGCTCACTCATGGGCAGCATGTTGTCGGTGACGGGGCTGGCTCCAGCGGTCTGCTGGCGATACACGTCCGGGGCTTCCCGCAGGAAGCGACCACCGAGATCGCCAGTGCCTTCGGCAGCGTCGGCAACGCGGCTGGCGGCGCTGTAGGCGTTGAGCGCATCGTCATAGACCGGGTTCGCCGTGCGGGCGGCGTCGCGCACCGTTCGGCTAAAGTCATTGGCCACGCGCTCCAGGCCCGGCGTCTTGGTTGCTCGGCCGCGCATGGCGCGCGCGAACTTGTCGGCCATGTCGACCGTCAGGCCGGTATCCTGGAAGATCTGTTCGCGGATTTGGCGCTGCGCAGCCTCCGGTAGACGCGGGTCGATCTGATCGGCCGCACGCACCGCATCCATGACTCGGCGGACGGCTTGCCGTTCCGCCGGATCAGTCATGAGCCCCTCAGCGCCGCGCAGCGCCGCCCGCCCTTCGCGGGTTGACAGTATGCCGATGAGGTCTTGCGTAATGGGGATCGGCTGACCTCGCACCGGATCCATCGCAGCTTCAAAGTTGTCGCCGCGCAATTCACGCACATCATCTGCAACCTGCCGACCAGTGCGCCCCTCGGCACTGATAACGTCGCGGGCTTGTTGAGCCACGCGATCCTGGACTTCCGTATAGACTTCATCCGCCGCATCGGCCATGTCCTGCCGGGCGGGCGTCATCTTGTTGGCCGCCGTGCGAATGACGCCTCGGCCGCTTTCATCGACCACGTCCACAAGGCGGGGCGGCACGCCAACGGCTTCCAGCTCAGCCGCGCGGGCCAGCATCTGGTCGCCGTCCTGCGCTGCGCGAGCGGCGAGGGCGTCAAGCCCCGAGTCTGCGCCGCCACGGCGCACGCGCTCCAGAATGCGCTGGCCGACCGTGCCGAGCGCATTGGTCAGCGGGTAAGCGATAGCGCCGCCGATAGCGCCGCCGACCGCCCCGGACCCTGCGCCGTCGAGACGCTCCAGGATATTGCCTTCGTCGTTACCGGCACCGCTGATGCCGCCATGCGCCGCACCGACCGCGCTGGCCTGCGCCACCCGACCGCCGACCGTGGCAGGAACGCGGCCTGCGCCGATCGGGGCGGTGAGCAGCGCGCCGGGCAAGTAGCCGATGCCGTATGCGAGCGCATTTTGATTGTACGCCGAATCCTTGTACTCGCGATTCTGACGCAGAAGCTCGCTGTAAATTTCTTCCAGCGAAGCGTCGCTCTCGTTCACGCCGAGCATGGTGCCAACCTTGTTGGCCAGCGCGCCGACACCGGCCTGCCACTCATCATCGAAGCCGAGAAGCGCACCGCTCTTCAAACCAGCCCACGACGAGCCCGGCCCGCTGATCTTGCCAGCGTAGGGGTCGTCCGGAAACTGGTCTTCCAGCGGCGGCATCTCAGCAACCACTTCCGGCGAGTCCACGACGAGTTCGCCGTACTCGTTATAGAATGAGCCTTCGGGCGGGCTTGGCAGAGCTTCCTGCTCCTCGAGGCTCAGTGGCTCAAAGCCTTCGGGCGGGTTCAGGTCGCCGTCAATCACGCCGCCAGCATACCACGAACCGTCGGGGTTGTAGCCGCCGTCGATATACGAGTCCACGCCCTCCTTGTTCTTGCCAAGGCGGCGGCGAACGCGCGGTGTGCCGTCGGGCCACTGACCGATGACCGCTTCACCGCCTTCGGGAATGTTATCAAGCGGATCCGGGGCCTCGGCCATGCTCGGAACATTGGGAAGGCGCTCGTCGGGAACGATTTCAAAGCCCTTGGGCACAACACCGGCCATTATTCTTCTCCTTACTTCTTCCGGCCCATCTTGACGGGCTTGCCGGTGGCCATGTCCACCCATCCGCTGTTGTCAAGAATGATGCGCTGACCAGTCTGCGGGTTAACCGCCACGGTGCCAAGGCGCGGCGCGCCACCTTGGCGGGGCTGAGCGGCCGGAGCACGCTGACTGCCCCGAAGGCCGCGATTGGCCGAAGCAATCTTCTCTTCGGTAAACTGGATAATGGCGTCCAGCGTGCGCTCCAGCGTGCGGCGGTCGTTCGTGGTTTCCAACGTGCCAAGCATTGCCTCAATGCGCTTGCCTTCTTCGTTCGACATGTTGCCGAAGCCGGTGGCCCCGGTGGCCGACAGCGCCTTCATGGCCTGCATCGCTTCAAGGCTAACCACGCGCTTGAGATTGTCAAGCTCGTTGCGGAAGTTCGTGCCCTGCTGGCCGAGAACGATGTCGGGCAAGCGGCCCTGAACGCTGCCCGTCGCGTTGTCAAAGCCCGGATGCTTCTTGAGGCGAGCGGCGGCGCTGCGCAAGCGGCCCATGCTGCTGATGACGCCGCGTGCGCGCTCGACGCTGGCTTCCTGCGCGAGTTTCTCCTTCTGCGTCAGCGGCTTCGGCTGCGCGCTGGCGGGCGGCGTCTTCAGGTTCTTGAGCTCGCCCGTCTCTTCGTCAATCTGGGCGGCGGTGCCGGGCGGGTAGCCGCGCAGCTCCTCAGCCGTCGCCGGGCGCAGCCGCTTCGGCGCTTTGCCGGGCGTGCTGTACGTTGGCCCCTTAGGAGCGGCGCGCGTGGCCGGTGCGGGCTGAACGCGCTGAACCGGCAGATCGCGCGGCGCAGCCGGGGCAGGCGCTTGCGCATCGGGCACGACGCGAATGCCGTTCTTCTTCATCCAGGCGTTGGCCTGCTCCGGGCCGAGCGCCTGCTGAATCTTGCGGGCAACGCTCTGGCCAAGCACCTTGGACTCCATCGCGCCGCGCAGCATGTCTTCGGCGTCGTCGACCTGACCGGCGCTCGGCGCTGCTCCACCGGGTTCGGCGGGCTGGCGCACGGCTTCCGGGCCTTCTTCAAAGCCACCGCCGCCAACCGGGTTGGGATCAAACGGCACAAGATCAACGCCGCCGTCGCCGCGGCGAAGCGTCTTGCCCTGGATGGCGAACGGCACGCGGCGGATGGGCTTGCCGCCGATATAGAGCTCGCTACCCGGCGTCAGCACGTTGCTGCCGAAGCTGGCCTTGGCGCGCTCCTTGTTGACGTCCTCGTCCAGCGCATCAATGATGCCGGGGTTGTTGACGATGGCCGAGCGCATGGCGGCAACCGACTCGGGGCGCATACCGAGCGACCCGGTGAGGAAGTCGGCCATGCCGTCAACTTCCGCGCCAAAGTCGGTGGTGGAGCGATCCAGGCCGCGCAGATACTGCGTGACGGTGCCGAAGTCTTCTTTGCCGCGCGTGCGCGCCTTTTCGGTGGCGGCCTGCTCGGTGGCAACACGATCCTGATCCAGCTTGATGCCAAGCCGTGGATCAAACTTCATGACGCCAGCGATGGAACCCTGCGGATCGGTCAGGTAGTTCCCGAGCTGCTCATCCACGCGGTGCTCGCGCTTGCGGTCGTTGATGCTGCGAACGAAGTCGCGAATGCTCGGAAGCAGACCGTCGGCCATTAGAGCACCGCCTTTCCATAGTCAACCGTCTTGTAGCCCATGAATTCGCTGACGGCTTCGGGGTGGAGGGCCTCGACCTCATCAGCCATGAAGCCGATATGGGTGACGCCGGGGCTGTTCGTATATTCGTACGAATAGATCGGCAGGCCGTTGTCGGCGGTGCCGATGCGGTTGACGTTGCCCTTCAAGCGACGGTCGCTGAAGATACTGGTCAGGCCGCTGACGAGGCCGTTGCCCGACTTGCCCTTGCTCGTGCTTGTCGAGCCTGCGCCCGTGAGGATGCCAGCAAGATTGCCCGCCATGCCGCCCAGACTGCCGAGGCGATCCAGATAATTGTCGTACATGCCCGACTGCAGATTATTGCCGTACGAAATGGCGGCGCGGCCGGTGTCTCCGCTGCGCAGACCGCCAAGCGCGGCGGCCCCGCCCGAGATGCCCTTGAGGCCCTCACCGAGCTGGAAGTTGAATCCGGCCTTGTCCTTGTAGCCGCCGAACCCGCCCGCCAGCTCTTCACCGAGGCGATCGAAAGCGTTGAGGCCGCCTTCAATGCCGGGCTTAAGAACGCCGCTCAGATAATCCCATGCTTTGTTGTCCGACGTACTGCTATTCTTGCTGCCGCCGAACAGAGTGCTCATGAGTCCCATTTTACGCCTCCGATACTTGTGATGATACTATACTCGATAATCGATAAATAAGCAAGCCGCCTTAACCCGGACCCCACCGGAACATGAAGCCTTGCTGCCATGCCGCGTTCGAGGTCGAGCCGCTGGTCTGCACGATGCGCCAGTAGCGGTGTGGGGTGCTATTGGTGAACGTCCAGACATTGAGCGCCGTCGCGCCCCAAGTGATCGTACCACCGATGTTGAAGAACGTAACGTTGTCATCTGAGTACTGAACCTGCCAGACGCCGTTCGCGCTTACGATATCCTGATAGCTGAGAATGCCGCTGATAACCGTTGCGACGCTAAAGTCAAACGTGATGGAGCGCAGCGTCTGGCCAGTATTCCAGTACCACCAATTCGCGCGGTTCGCGTTCTGCACCGCCGCGTTGATGCTGCCCAAGCCGAGCGTTGCCGTAGTCGCGCCAGTGATGGAAGTGGGGGTCGGCAAGCCAACGAAGCCCCATCCCCAATAGGTCACGCTGCCTCCGCCGCCCGCAATGGGGACCTCCACGACGCCCGTGATATGCCCGTCAACGTCAACGTTGAATTGCGGAACCTTGGTGGCGTCGCCATAGACGCCAGCCGCTACGCCGCTCGGGCCGTGGTCAAGCGTAAGGTCGCTGCTCAGCTCGCCGCCGCCCGTTAGCGGCAGGTTCGTATTAACGCGGCGCGTCTGGGGAACGCCCTCGCTAATATCAATGCCACGCTCCTGCAGATACTGAATGAAGTATAGCGAGGCGGTGCCGTCCGGATTGATAATCGGGACGCGATCCGTTAGCGGCTGGACAGGCGGGCGACTAGCCATTGGCGATGCTCAGCTCCTGAACGATGCGGAATGCCCCGTCATCGCTGATGCGAAAGAAGCGGCCCGGCGCTTGAATCAGGCCGAGGCTGCGCCATGCAAACTCCTGCTGATATTCGCCAGCCACGGACTCGATGGTGCCCGCCGACATGTAGCTGCGGCCCTGATCATCGCTGAACGACAGCGTGACCTCCGCGCCGGTAAAGGCGGGCTGACCGAAGTCGCCAACTAGGTAGACTTCGTTGCAGGCAATGAACTCGCGGCCGCGCGCCAGCACCATGCCCGTGACCTCGCGCGGATAGGGGCGCTTGATATCGGCGGCGCGCTCGGCGGCGTCGGCCGACTGGTCGTAGCCGAGATACGGATCCAGTACCCAGATGATGCCCGTCGTATCATCACCGGCCACGACGTTGCTGCCGTAGTCGTCTGCGATCGCCCCGCTCTGGACCCAATTCGTGCCGTTGGCGGCGCGCCAGCTATCCTCTTGATCGTTGGACCACCAGACGATCTTCTCGGTGGCCCGATCGTACACGAGCGTCTTGCCGGTGCCGAGGTTGAGCACGTAGAATTCATGCCCGTCCAAGTCAAAGGTCCACGCGCGCAGCGTCGGGTTGTATATGCGACCCCGGACAACGGCGAGGAGCGCCGCCTGCGTAACGTTCATATTTGACTTGCGCTGGTAGACGACAAACTCAGTCGCCTGCGTAACTTGCAGCGCCTTCGTTGGGATCGCATACGTAGCGAACACCGCCGTCTCTGCCACGCGCAAGCCCGCCGCAAGGTCAGTGTAGACCGCCATGACGCCACCTTGCGGTGCGCGGATCTGTGGAGTGAGCGCCATGTTACGTCGTCCGGTTGATCTGGAGCAGCGCCGCGTTCACAGCGGCCACCGACCACGGCCCCGCCGTCGCAGGGTCGGTTTCGAAAATGTCCTGCCAGTAGGTCTGCGCCGTGGTGATGGCCCGATCGGTGCCAAGACCCACGCTTGCGCCGGACACGACTCCATTGCGCAGATTGCCGTCACCGCCATCGGTCTTGGCAGCGCGAACGAACGTCATGATGCCGCGAACGCTCGTAACGTCAAGCGGCAGATCGCTCAGCGTGGCGCGGTACGCGGCGGGCGGCGGATCGCCTGCCGTGATAAACGACATGTCGTTTACACCGACGAACAGCGCGGCGGCGGCCCATGCCGTGTTCGCGCCGGTTTCGAAGACCGGGTAGAGCGTCAGGCCGTTCAAGGCGACGACGCCGATCTGCGTTGCGCTGAACCCCGTTGCGCCGATGAACGCATTAGCGGTGAGCGCCGTGCTGTACGCCGTGCCAGCGACGCCAGAAGCGTTGATGGCATTGAACATATTCTGCATGGCGTCGGCCGTGTTCGCGCCCATCGCGACGAGCCACGGATTCGCGGCGGTGCCAGCAGGCGCACCCGCGTCAACGCTGCCGTTCGTCCAGTTGTAGTAGACGGTGTTGAGGCGCACCTGATCCCCGCTCGTGATAACGCCGCTTGCCGTCAGGATGTTGAACGGCACCAGATCGGCGATAAGCTGCGCGCCCGAGAACAGTGCCGACGACTTGGTCCAGTTGAGGGCGTTGTCGGTAAGCGGCAGCAGATTGGTGACGAAGACCGAGCCGAGGAAGTTGTTGTTGACCGCGCCGAGGCCGTTCCACCACACGCAATCCTTGATGTAGGTTTCGGGCGGGTTGTTCGTCTGTTCGTAATCGCCCGGACCGCTCTGGCCCGGCTGAATATTGCGACACGCCACGCCAGCGATGCTGAGGACGGGGCGGCCTTCGATGCGGACTTCAACGTCGCAGGTCGCACCGGCGTTCTTCGTGTATTTCACATC